TACTCAATATAAAAAATGCGATAACTGCACTAAATTCCAATTTATATGTTTCAATTCTTGCAGCTCTTCTTTTGGATTTAATTGCTTCTTCCTGCATTTGCTTGGCAATAAGAACTTTTTGTTCTTTGCCCATCTCTTTTGTCATCGTTTCTACATCAGTAAACAACGCACCAAGTTCTGGTGGAGATTGATAAATCATTAATTCACGCAATTCTTTACCCATTTGTTCTAATTGCTTTCTCATTAGAACACGTTGTAATGCACGTTTGGCTAGACTATCTCCACCGGAGTAAACTTCAGTCTTACTACGTTTTTCTTCTTCTTCAAGTACAGCTAAACATTTAAAGTAATTATCATAATATTGTCCAAGGTAATCACCAATATCCTGGTAGATATTAGTGGTATCTTCACTGCGTTTATTGAGTTCTGTAACACGAGCTTTTTCTTCAGCTAATTGTTTTTTTGCTGCAGGACTAGCAGGCTTGTCCGGTGGATGCGCCTTATTAAATTGCTCGTCAAGATCCTTGAGAACGCCTTTAACGTCCCCAGCGGCACTTTTGATATCTTTGTATAATTGGCAACCTTTTTTAACGGCAGCAACAGCGCCATTAGCCAAGGCAAAGAGAGTAAACGGATCCATTTTATACCATTTTTTATATTGACTTTATAACAAAAAAATGATATAATGATAAATCAAACCAAACTATATAATTATTTAGGATAGGATTAACATGAAGATATATGCAATAAAATTGGTAACCGGTGAAGAATTACTCGGTGAAGTTGAAATAGAGGATTTCAATCGAATGGTAATTAAAAATCCATTAGGTATTGCAATTGTACGTGGTAAAGATGGTCAACCAAATGTTGGTTTTGCACCTTTTCCAATACATGCAGAACAGAAATCGGACTCTACTATTGCCTTTTTACGTGAACATATTGTATACTACTATGTTCCAGCGGAAGATTTTATATCAAATTACAATCAAATTTTTGGCGCAGGTATTATTCTTCCAGGCCAACAACAAATCATCACAGGTTAATGTCAAATTTTTATACAAACGTACAATCTCTAGGTGGTAAAATTCTTTACCGTGGTGTCAAAGACGGTAAACGAATCAAACTAAAGATTGATTATGAACCACAACTATATCTTCCAGCTCGTAACGGCAAAGGTACACATAAGTCGCTTGATGGTTTAGACCTTGTTCCAAAACGATTTGATGGTATACGTGAAGCCAGAGAATATGTAAAACAATATGATGGTCTTCCTGGTGCACCAAAAATCTATGGTAACACTAGGTTTGAATATGCATTTATTGCTGAACAACATCCAGACATGGTTGATTGGGAACAAGATAAAGTAAGTGTTGCAATCATCGACATTGAGGTTGGTTCAGAAAATGGTTTCCCCGATCCATACAAAGCAGATGAACCAATCACCGCAATCGCATTAACATTCATCAATGGCCACACCTATGTGTTTGGTTGTGGTGATTTTCGTAATGACAATCCAGATACAATAACATACATCAAATGTAAAGATGAATACAGTCTTTGCAGTAAGTTCATTGAGTTATGGTCAAGAATGTATCCAGATGTTATCACTGGTTGGAACACCAAGTTCTTTGATATACCATATCTCGTCAATCGTTTCCGCAAGATTCTTGGTGAAGACAAAGCCAAAATGTTATCTCCATGGAATTACATCAGTGAACGTAAAACCAATATCAATGGACGATTACTGATTGCATATAGTTTTGTCGGCATCGAATCACTTGATTATATTGAACTCTACAAATGGTATGCGCCAGGTGGTAAGTCACAAGAGTCCTATCGTTTGGATAACATTGCACAAGTAGAACTCGGTGAAGGTAAGATTTCATATGATGAATTTGATAACCTTCATGCCTTGTATCGTTTGAACTATCAGAAGTTTATTGAATACAACATCAAAGACGTTGCATTGATTTTGAAACTCGAAGATAAGTTGAAGTTGATTGAATTGGCTTTGACTCTTGCCTATGATACCAAGTGTAACTACGAAGATGTATTTGCACAAACACGTATGTGGGATGCACTAACATACAACCATCTATTGAACCAGAACATCATTGTACCACCACGTGAGACACAAGACAAAGATGCTGCGTTTGAAGGTGCATATGTTAAAGTACCACAAGTTGGTTTACACAATTGGGTCGCATCGTTTGACTTGAACAGTCTGTATCCACATTTGATGATGCAATACAATATCAGTCCAGAAACACTGATTGAACCACAAAACTACACACCAGAAATGCGTGAGATTATCTCTGCTGGTGTTTCTGTTGACAAGATGTTATTGAAGAAGGTCGATACATCAAAATTGGTTAATGCAACCATAACACCAAACGGACAATTCTTCCGTACAGATAAGATTGGTTTCTTGCCTGCTATGATGGGAGAAATGTATCAAGACCGTAAGAAGTTTAAGAAGATGATGTTACAGGCATCACAGGAGTATGAAAATGAAAAAGACCCAAGTAAAAAGTACGACATTGAAAAACGAGTTGCCAGATACAACAACCTCCAGCTCGCAAAGAAAGTATCACTCAACTCTGCCTACGGTGCTTTGGGAAGCCAGTATTTTAGGTTTTATGACCTACGCATGGCTCTTGGAGTCACTACGGCAGGCCAGCTTTCCATCAGATGGATTGAAGCAAAGATAAACGAGTACATGAATAAGGTCTTAAAGACCGATGAGGTAGATTATGTTATTGCGTCCGATACTGACTCGATTTATTTACGGCTTGGAACTCTGGTTGAATCTGCGATGGGGGACCGAGTGTCGGATACTGACAAGGCCATTGCCTTTATGGATAAGGTATGTGAATCTAAAATTCAGCCGTATATTGACAAGTCTTATGAAGAGCTTGCTCTCTATGTTAAAGCATATGCACAAAAGATGCAAATGAAACGTGAAGGTCTGTCCGACAAAGGTGTTTGGACTGCCAAGAAACGTTACATTCTAAACGTGTATAACAACGAAGGTGTGCAGTATGCAGAACCTCACATGAAAGTGATGGGTTTGGAAATGATTAAGTCATCCACACCATCTGCTATCCGTGAGAAGATGAAGTCTGCCATTAAGTTGATGATGACTGGTACAGAACAAGATGTACAAGACTTTATTGCCAAGTTCAGGAAAGAGTTCAAAGAGTTGCCGCCAGAAGAAATCTCATTCCCTCGTGGACTGAACGGGCTAAATACTTATTCTGATCCGGTGATGATGTATAAAAAAGGTACACCGATTCATGTTCGTGGCGCAATTGTGTACAACCACAATCTCAAACAAATGGATTTAACTAAGAAGTATCCATTGATTCAAGAAGGTGAAAAACTCAAATTTACCTATTTGAAAATGCCAAATCATTTTAAGAACGATGTTATTTCTTTTCCTTCCAGAATACCAAAAGAGTTCGAGCTTGACAAGTACATTGATTATGATGTACAATTCGACAAAGCATTTCTGGAACCAATCAAGGTCATTTTAGATGCCATGAAATGGAAAACAGAAAAGGGTAATTCATTAGAGGACTTTTTCGGATGATAATTTTAACGTTACTGACAGCACTAGGTTTATCTGGTGTTGCCGCATACTATTCAGTTATTGGTTTAGCACAAATCTTTCCAGGTTCTTTCTGGCCAGTTATCATTATGGGTTCGATACTAGAAGCATCGAAACTTGTAACTGTATCTTGGTTGTATAGAAACTGGAAAGAATGTCCAATACTAATCAAAACTTATTTGTCTATTGCGGTAACTATTTTGATGTTGATTACATCTATGGGTATTTTTGGTTTCTTATCAAAGGCACACTTAGAACATTCAGCAGATAGTGGTCCGTATGTTGATAAGATTTCTATCATTGACGAAAAAATCAGAACATCAAAGGAAAATATTGATGCGAACAGGAAGGCGCTTAGACAAATGGATGAAGCTGTGGACCAAGTTATGGGTCGCAGTACTGATGAAAAGGGTGCGGATAAAGCTGTTGCAGTCCGAAGAACACAGCAGAAAGAACGCATCCGCCTTCAATCTGAGATTTCGGCCGAACAGAAAACTATTGCCACCCTTAATGAAGAAAGAGCACCGATATCAACGGAACTCCGTAAGGTTGAAGCGGATGTAGGACCAATCAAGTACATTGCTGCACTGGCATATGGTGAAGCAACAACTGACATTATGGACAAAGCAGTACGCCTTGTTATTCTATTGATTATTGTGGTGTTTGATCCATTGGCAATTCTGTTGTTGATTGCATACAACATGTCATTACGTGATAAAGAAGAAGTTGATGATGTTGAAAACTTCTTTAAACGTGCTCGTGAAAATGCCAGACAGTTAGATGAAGAATCAAAAGAACCGCATGTTGGTTTTATGGCACAAGAAGTTGCTCAGGTTATACCTGAAGCCGTTGTTACAGAAGAACCAAAACCACGTATGGTATTCGGACCTGTCGAAACTGTTGCCGAATTTATTCCTGCAAAACCACCAGAAGAAAGAGACCATTGTCCTAAGTGTGATGCAGAATTGATGAATGCTCCTGGTATTGGTATGTTCTGTCCAAACAAAGAGTGTGATGTGGTTGATAACATAGATGGTGTGGTTTGGGAATTCGAAAAGGCACCAGATGTGGAAACAACAATGAGGGTTGTTGAAAAGCAACCAGACACTATAAAGATTAAAAAAGAAAATGTAATTGTTATAGATGATATTACAGGTGAAACTATACCAGGTATTGCTGAGACTGAAAGTGTGTATGGTAAAAAGTTAGAGCCTAAGTATGATTATGATGAACCGTATTCGTTTCGTGAAAAGGAAAATAAATGAGTATTCTTGACAAAATTAAAAAGAACAGCAGCATCAAAGATTCTGCAATCTTGGCGAAATCTAAATTCTTTAATGATAAAGATATGATTCCAACCGCAGTGCCAATTATCAACGTGGCACTTTCTGGTAAATTGGACGGTGGTCTAACTCCAGGTCTTACAATGTGGGCAGGTCCATCCAAACACTTTAAGACAGCATTCAGTTTGCTGATGGCCAAATCTTACTTGGACAAATATCCAGATGCAGCACTTCTATTCTACGATTCAGAGTTTGGTACTCCGCAGTCTTATTTCGATTCTTTTGGTATCGACACTAACAGGGTGCTCCATACTCCTCTTACAGATATTGAACAACTCAAATTCGACATAATGGCACAATTGACACAATTGGAACGTGGTGATAAATTGATTATCGTCATTGATTCAATTGGCAACTTGGCCTCTAAGAAAGAAGTTGAAGATGCATTGGCAGAAAAGTCTGTGGCTGATATGAGTCGTGCAAAACAAGTTAAGAGTTTGTTCCGTATGGTAACACCACATTTGTCTCTGAAAGACATTCCGATGATTGTTGTAAATCACACATACAAAGAAATTGGTATGTTCCCAAAAGATATCGTTGGTGGTGGTACAGGTTCTTATTACTCTGCCGACAACATTTTTATTCTTGGTCGCCAACAAGAAAAAGAAGGCACTGAGGTTGTTGGTTACAATTTTATTATCAATGTGGAGAAATCACGTTATGTCAAAGAAAAATCTAAAATACCTGTTAGCGTATCTTTTGATGGCGGTATCAGCACCTGGTCTGGTCTACTTGACCTGGCAATTGAATCCGGACATGTTATTAAACCATCAAACGGATGGTATAGTAAGGTGGACAAAGATACTGGTGAAATAGAACAGAAAAAATATCGTATCAAAGAAACTGATACCAAAGACTTCTGGATGCCTATTCTTAAACAGAAATCATTCCGTGATTTTATTGAGAACAAATACCGTGTGGCATCTGGTGAAATTATGACAAGTAACATTGATGAAACATTTGATGTTGCAACTATGAATGGTGTATGATGACAGAAGGTATTGATTATTGTTACATCTATCCGAAAGATGACGCACAATCGGTACACATAAGGTTCTTAGAAGGACCATACAAAGGTACCGTTTACAAATATGGCAAAGTTAAATTTAAGGAAGAAGTTGATGGGCTCCATTTACTTTTTGCTTACGATGTGTTAGAATCACCAGTCAAGAAGCCAAAAAAACTTGAAAAAGATGATGACTTTAAAAACTACATCGGTGACTTATTAGTGGATATAATGTCATCAAACATGGAACAGGATATAATTGATGAGGCTGGAACAGACGATATTAAAGAATCTGATTTATAATGAAGAATACCTACGCAAGGTATTACCTTTCATCAAAGAAGAATACTTCACAGATAGGTCCGATAGAACAATCTTCAACGAGATTTCCAAGTTCACAGAGACTTACAATTCTACACCAACGATTGAAGCAATTGAATTGGCCGTCAAAGAACGGAGAAATCTCACAGATGATGAAGTGGAGAAGTGTGAAACTTATCTACAAGAGATTGAAGGTGCTAAACAAGAACAATCCAAAATTGAGTGGTTGGTTGATAAGACCGAAAAATTCTGTCAAGAGAAGGCCATATACAATGCTGTATTGGGCTCTATTTCCATCCTCGATGGTAAAGATAAAACCCAAGACAAAGGGTCCATACCTAAGATACTTTCCGATGCGTTAGCAATTTCATTCGACAGTTCGGTTGGCCATGATTACTTGGAAAACTCGGATGAACGTTATGAATTCTATCATAGAAAAGAAGAACGAATTCCTTTTGATTTAGAATTCTTCAATAAGATTACCAAAGGTGGTCTACCTGCAAAGACACTAAACATAGCTCTCGCCGGAACTGGCGTGGGCAAATCGTTGTTTATGTGTCACGTTGCTGCTGGTTGCATGACGCAAGGCAAGAATGTTCTTTACATTACCATGGAAATGGCAGAAGAACGTATCGCTGAACGTATTGATGCCAACTTATTGAACGTCACTGTTGATGACCTTGTGAATTTACCGAAAGACATGTATGATAAAAAGATTGCAAAACTACGTGAGAAAACGGTTGGAAAACTTATCATTAAGGAATATCCAACTGCGTCTGCAAGCAGCACACACTTTCGCACCTTACTCAACGAGCTCAATCTTAAAAAGTCTTTTGTTCCTGATATCATTTTTATTGATTATCTTAATATATGTTGTTCAGCAAGAATCAAAGCCGGTGCCAACGTTAACTCTTATACCTATGTCAAGGCCATTGCTGAGGAACTGCGAGGTCTTGCAGTTGAATTCGGGGTACCAATTGTTTCTGCAACACAAACCACAAGATCCGGCTTTTCTAGTTCTGACCCAGGACTCGAAGACACCTCTGAATCTTTTGGTCTGCCTGCCACAGCAGACTTGATGTTTGCACTAATTTCTTCCGAAGAACTGGAAGAAATGGGACAGATTATGGTGAAGCAATTGAAGAATCGTTATAGTGACCCAACATCTTACAAACGATTCACTGTTGGTATTGATAGAGCAAAGATGAGACTATATGATATTGAACAATCTGCACAAGATGGTTTGGTTGATGCTGGTCAGGACAAACCATTAAATACATTTGGTGAACGTGAGAGAACTAAGAAAAAATCATTTGATGGATTTAAAGTATGAAATTAACATTTGAAGAAGCAGTACATTGTGCCAAAGCGTTCGAAGATTACTTTGGTAACTTTGACCGCATTGATGAGTACATGCGTGACCAGAAGTTGAATTCTTTGGCAGATATTCCTAACAACCCATTATTCCCAGTTGAAGATGAGTTGTTTCAGGATTTTAAAATGCATCCAAAGGACATGGACTTTGAGGTGGTTGAGATTGATGGTCAAACATGGAACACTCTGTTGGACATTACATCATCACATGTTAATATTGCACCAGTTGGTCGTAATGTCAAACTGGCAGTACGTGAGAAGACCACAGGAAAGTACGTAGGATTCATCCGTCTTGGTTCACCTGTAATCAACTGTAAACCTCGTAATACAACACTAGGACAAGTGTTTACGCAACAACCTGAATGGGGTAAGAGATTCAATAACTCTGCAATGATGGGTTTTGTTATCGTACCTGCACAACCATTTGGTTACAATTACCTAGGTGGTAAGTTGTTGGCTGCAATCTGTACATCACATGAGGTACGTGAGATTGTGAATAAGAAGTATGGAATGAATCTGTGTCTCTTTGAAACAACATCTTTGTATGGAAGTTCAAAGGCAATATCACAATATGAGGGTATGAAACCATACATTCGATATAAAGGCCTAACTG